TCAACATCTGACAACAAGTGTGAAAATTTCTTTAAAGCATCCGCATTATTTAATGTAATACAATAGCCACATGATTCTCCATTAAGAAACAACTCAACAAAGATATTATTTGCACGTCTTTTCTCTGTCATTTCATCCTCAATAAAGAACAACCTTTGAATATCTTTAAAGAATTTATCTGCACAATCAGATAGTTCATAGTTCCACCTATACACAAGGCAGAATTTTTTCTTTTTAGTTTTGAATGTTTTGACAGCATATCTGTTGAACCATGTAGTCTTGCCAATAGAACGATTACCAGTAGACAGATATATGTCAGGTTGGTTTCCGTTAATGTCTCTCATTGACAATAACTTAGTACCATCATAAAATTCTGACATAATATAATACTCCTTTATGGGTCTATTTTATCACATCAGCTTGACAAAATCAAGAAAATATTATATCATAAAAACAAATAGAAGTCAAAGGAGATTGTGATTATGCCCAATGAAATTATACTTGGTCTCATTGCAGCCTTGTCCTCTGTAAGTGGTTCAATCATAGGTTGTTTCGCCACAAACAAATTGACTATCTACCGACTAGAGCAGTTGGAGAAAAAAGTTGACAGTTTGCAGGCAACAGAACAAAGACTTGCACTCTTAGAGCAAAGGATAAACCAGTATGAACGGAGAAAGGACAACATATAAGAAACCAAGAAAAGAAACTTCCAAGACTCTATTATTGGTACTACTAAGTGGTCTAGGTATAACCTCAGTTGCAACTATCGTTTTTTCTTTCCTATTTGCAGACCCTAGTCCACTAGTTGTACTAATAGAAAGTATTTGTAAACTCACATCTATTGCAGTAGGTTTTTACTATTGGAAAGCTAAGAATGAAAACTTACATAAGTACAAACAAGACCATAAGATTGGAGATAATTATTATGAAGACGAAGTACATGAGTAGAAAATTTCTTGTATCAATAGCAGGTTTAATTGTTTCAATATATGCACTTGCTGTTGATAACACACTTGTAGCTATTGCAGGTATATTACTTGCAGGGTGTTTTGTAATTGGTGAATCTATTGTTGATTCAAACTCATGCGTAAAACAGAGTAAAAAAGTTGACATTACAGATTATCATTGCACAGACCATAATGAGGTAAAAGAGGATGCTGAAAGGGATTGATATATCTCACCATAATAAATATCAGATACTACCTAACAACAAAGAAAAAGCACCATTGATAGATTTAAAGAAACAAGATTTTGTCATTATGAAAGCCACAGAGGGCAGGTCTTATGTTGACCCTATGATGGAAACATATTTGTCAATGTTAGGAAAAGACCAACGCTACGGATTCTACCATTTTGCTAGACCAGAAAGAAACAGAGCCAATGAAGAGGCTAAGAACTTTATTAAGGCGATTGGTGTTTATGGAGAAAATGCTATGCTTGCCTTAGATTGGGAAGCTCAAGCTGTCTCACAACCTATCGAATGGGCGCTAGAATGGATGAAAATAGTAGAAAAAGAATATGGAAAGAAACCTCTTTTATACTGTTCTTCATGGTACACAAAGAAGTGCAGACCATTGTTGGAAAATAATAACGGATTGTGGGTTGCGCATTATACGCAAAAGAAAGCTCCCACTATTTACACTTATCCTACCTATGCTATGTGGCAACATACTTCAACTCCATACGACAAGGATGTGTTTAATGGCACTGCAAAACAGTGGGATAAGTATATCACAAGGAGATAAGATGGCAGTAACGAACCCTTATGAAAATTTAAATATATCTAAGTACGTTGTTGCTGCGATATGTGGATGTTGGTGGAGAGAATCAAATTGTAATCCAAAAATATGGGAAAGTCTTGTACCTTGTGCATGGGATTATCAATATGAATACACTAGTAAAGGTGGTTATGGCTTAGGACAATGGACAAATGTTGGAACACAACATGGTAGATTATGGAACTTACATGAATGGTGCATAAATAATGGTTACACAGATGGTGATGGTTATGCACAACTAATATATGTGTATGTAGAAAATACATGGAACACTAACAATCCATCAAGACTTGGTTATAATACGCTTACAGACTTTCTACAAAGTACATCTACATCAACGGATGATTTAGTATATGACTTCTTATCAAGATGGGAGGGTGTACCAAACGACCATTATTCTGAACGCTGTGGGTATGCTACTACTATATTAAACTATATCAACGACCACATGAATGATAGCACTAGTTGGAGTTGGATAGATGGTAATATGTATTTAACAAATAGCCAAATATGTAACAATGCTATGGTTATATACAAATACATGTCACATGGTGGTCAAACTGGTGATTACAACATAAATGTTACTGTAAGTGGTAATGGTACGGCTTATGTTAATCCAACCTCTGTAAACTTAAATGATACTTATGACTTAACTGTAACTCCTGCAACTGGTGAAAGTTTAATTGATATTATTGCAACAGCAATAGCTACTGGTGAAGCAATAGCAATCTCAGTTATTACTGGTACACAGACTATCACGCAAAGAGTGGCAAGTGATGTTTCTATTATAGTATCATTTACTGGTACACCACCAATACCATCATCAAGAATAAATAAGCGCAGGATGCCAATATGGATGTACCCAAGATTGAGAGCAAAATGATTTATATAATTCTTATATTACTATATTTTATAGGTATTTTAATTTATATGACAAGGAGATAAAAATGGCAGTATTATCAGCAAAAGATTTTATGGATAAAGTTAAAACAATGATTGGAGATAGGGATGATGATGAAGCATTATCATTCCTAGAGGATTGTAAAGATACCATCTCTGATTCTAAAAACGACTACAAGGAAAAGTACGAAGCTGCTATCAAGGAGAAAGAAGAACTTGATAAGAGTTGGAGAACTAAGTACAAAGAGCGTTTCTATGAATCAGATAATGATAACCCATCTAGCAAGGATAAGGAAAAGGAAAAAGAAAAAGATATGTTCGACACTAGAAGTGAAGAACAGAAAAAAGCAGAATCAATAACTGTTGACGATTTATTTAAAGAAAGTGAGGAGTAATTATGCCAACAAGACCTAAAAAGGTTACGATGGATACTAATGCGCTGAACATTATCAACGCTATTCGTAACAATGCCAGTAATGATTATAAAGATTATGTTCCACCCATCACTGATATATCTGAACTTCGTGCTATTGGTAAGATTATCATGGATGTTCCTGCAATTCAGAATGAGTTCCTTAGCTGTCTCATTAACAGAATCGCACTTGTACGCATCAGCTCAAAACTCTTTGAGAATCCTTGGGCGAAATTTAAAAGAGGCTATCTTGAATATGGTGAGGTAATCGAAGATGTATTCGTTGACCTTGTTAAAGTATTTGAGTTTGACCCAGACGACGCTGAACAGACATTATTTAAGAGAGTACCACCAGATGTTCGCGCCGCTTTCTATGTAATGAACTATCAGAAACACTATGATGTAACAATAGAACGTCAGAGACTTGCAAAGGCTTTCCTTTCAGCTAGTGGAATGAATGACCTTATCACCTATATCATGACAGCTATTTACACATCTGCCGCTTATGACGAGTTCATCACAATGAAGTATATGCTTGCTAGAAATATCCTTAACAGCAGATTATATCCAGTAGAAATTCCTGCTGTAACAAAGGCTAACATGACTGACATTGTTGCTACTATCAAGGGTATGTCTAATACAATCGAGTTCCCTGCTAGACAGTACAATCCTGCTCATGTATTTCAGCACACAGCTAAGGACAATCAGTACCTTATCATCAATGCAAAGTTTGATGCTCAGATGGACGTTAATGTACTTGCATCTGCTTTCAACATGGACAAGGCAAACTTCATGGGTCACAGAGTTCCTATTGACACCTTCGCAGTAAACAGCCTTGAATCTGAGAGACTTGATGAACTGTTCGCAGATGACCCTAACTATGTTAGAATCAGTGATGCAGAGTATGAAGCTCTTGATTCTCTTCCACTTTGCCTAGTTGATGAAAACTTTTGGATGGTTTATGATAACCTCAATGAGTTCAGAGAGGTAGAAAATGGTAAGGGTCTTTACTGGAATTACTTCTACCACCAGTGGAAGACTTTCGCTACTTGCCCTTATTCAAACGCTATTCTCTTTGTACCTATGACACCAAGCGTAACAAGCGTAACAGTTACACCTGCTACTGCTACTGTTGCTAAAGGTACAAGCCTTGCACTTACAACTGTTGTTGAAGTTACTGGCTACGCATCTAAGGAAGTTACTTATACTTCTGACAAAGATGGTGTCACAATTACAGAGGGCGGTGTTGTTCAGATTGATGCTGATACAGAGGCTTCTTCTGCAACTATCACTGTTGCATCAGTATTCGACCCAACTGTAACAGATACAGTTACACTTACTATCTCTTGAGATAGATAGTTAACCAAGGGGTGTATGTAAGGAAACTTATGTACACCCTATTTTAATAAGAAAGGAAAACAAAATGGCTTACATTGAACCGAATAGTGATGTGGTATTGCTAAGAAATATTCTTGTTGATAGTGGCTATGAAAACACGATATATTTTGCTTCAAAGTCTGCACAAGAATCTTACTTCTTTACTAACGATAAAGTGCTTTACAGACTTACTAATCAAAATTATAAAAGACCATCAAAAGGTACACTAAAAGTGGAATTACCTATTAGTATTGTTGAACAAGCTACATATATGGCTTTCAAGAATACTAGTTTTGAGAACAAATGGTTCTATTGTTTTGTTGATGATTTTAATTATATCAACAATAATACAACCGAAATAGTGTATCATCTCGATTATATACAGACTTTCTTTATTGGTGAATGTGAATTACAGCAATGCTATGTATTAAGAGAGCATGTTATTGATGATACTGTTGGTCTTAATAGAGTTCCAGAGCCAGTTGGTAGTGGCTTATTCCATTATGATTTAAAGTGGGAATGTAGTGATATGGAAGAGTATAGTGTTATCACATCTGCAACTACCACCAGTACAAGCATAGCTAGTGATGAATATTATAAGCAGGGAATGTTTAATGGATTGGAAGTAACTGTTGACCCTATTACAGATGCTACTGATGCTTCATTTATTTTTAATAAGTTGCAACAGATGTTAGGAGATGGTGCATATATTGACCCATCACAAGGTACTAACAGACAGCAAGTTGTTTCGCTTATAATGTTCCCAAGCTCTTTTACACATGAATCTAGTAGTGGAAAACCTCTTGAGCATTTTTATTCTGCATTTCCTAAAGCTAGAACAAATGTAGATGGATATGTACCAAAAAATAATAAGCTGTTAACTGCACCTTTTAAGTCATTACTATTAACTACTGGTATTGGTAATGGAGTATCACTTGATTATGATGATTTTGGAAATGAAACTGACTATATAAACTTCAAAATGTGGGGTGTATGTAGTGGCAGTGGAGAAATTATCTGTGTACCTCAACACTACAAGGGTGTAGAAAATAACTATGACTATAAGCTGATTATAAATGGTTTCCCACAGTGCGCTTATACTATTGATGCTTACAGAGCATGGGTTGCAGGTGGTGGAGACAAATATATGAAGATGGGTCTTATCCAAGGCATAGGTCAAGGATTGATGAATGGTCTTGAAGCAGGTTGGAAAGCTCTTAGTGGAGATGTTGCTGTGGGTCAAATGAAAGATAAGGCTAATCAACTTTATCAGCATGGTAATACCCAAGCAGGTCTTAATGCTTATCAGCAAGCTACTAATCAAGCTGAACGTAACAGACTTCAAAACATGCAGAATGTAGCAGGTATAGGCAGTGGATTAGCTAATGCAGGAATAAAGTACATAGAAACAAAGTACGAAAGTGGTAACATGGTTAACATTCCTATGGGAGAAAATTCTGCATCAACTATGGTAGCTCTTCGTGAATTAAATTTCAGATGCTATGAAATAAATATTGTTAAAGAAGATGCTAAACGTATTGATGATTTCTTTTCAATGTATGGCTACGCTGTTAATGAAATAAAAGTACCTAATATTCATCAAAGACCACAATGGAACTTTGTTAAAACAGAGGGATGTGTTGTTACTGGAAATGTACCTAATGCTATCCGTACAACAATAGAGCAGATTTTTGACAGCGGTGTAAGATTTTGGAATAATGGTGACAACATAGGAAAGTATTATCTTGCTAATAAATAATGAAAGGAATAGACACAATGGGTAAGAATAAATCTAACGCACCTAAAAATATTTTTGGTAATAAATACCAAGATTGGATGTTTTGGGATAGTGCTAATAGTAACAGTTTTGCAGCTCAATATTATCTTTCAAGACTTACAGAACTTGCTATGTCAATGTTTGAATGGAAGAAGCTGCCAGACCCTATTGATTGGCGATTTATTGAGTACATGCTTTTCTTTAATGGGCAGGTATTGTATTCACATGATGATGGTCTTGATGAAGACATTGTAACACAGGTAGCTCTTAGTGGAAAACTTGATTTATACAGAATTCCTTATGACCGCCAAGCATACGCTGATAATGGCTATCATAGAAATTTGACAGCTAAGAACTCTGTTGTAATATGGAACAACCTTCTTCGTATGCCTAGTTATCCTGCAATGATGTTCTATGCTAGGAAATTATGGCAGGTTGATAGAACTATTGAAATCAATGTCAATGCTCAGAAAACACCAGTTTTAATTCTAGCTGATGAAGATGAACGTCTTGCTATGAAAAATGTATATATGCAGTATGACGGAAATCAACCATTTATTTTTGGTACAAAGAACTTAGGTATGCAGGACAATGTGCAGGTACTAAAAACAGATGCCCCTTATCTTGCAGGAGAGCTTATGGAACTTAAAAATCAGATATGGAATGAGGCTCTTACTTATCTTGGCATATCTAACTTGAATGTTCAGAAAAAAGAGAGACTCATATCTGATGAAGCAATTCGTTCTATGGGCGGTACAATAGCTTCAAGACAGAGTAGACTTGAAATGCGCAGAGAGTGCGTTGACAAAATTAACAAAATGTTCGGTACTAACATTGAAGTAAATTATCGTGAAGATTATCGTGAACTTGATGATGAATTTGCACTTGAAAATAGTACAGAGAGTGGTGGAGATAAAATCATTGTACGTGACCTAAGAACAAAGAACAGTGAGGTTGCTAATCAAGTATAATTGAGAGGAGCTTGGAAACTAATGAGTAAATACACAACAGAAGTACGATATATTTGTGAAACTTATGCAGGTCTTAACGAATCAGTTGGGTACGATAGTATTGATGAAGTGGTAGAAAAAGCTATACCACATATTTTTAAAACTTCTGAAATACCCATGTTTACTGGCGAAACGCAGGAGCATAGGACTTTACTTTTTAAGAAAATTTTGCTACACTATTATACAAGAGAGATAGGTTATGAGACAGTTGGGTTGTGGAAACTCAAACTAAATCAGAGGCTTATGGAGATAATGCCATATTATAACCAACTCTATGAATCTGAACTCATTAAGTTTGACCCTTTGAAAAATGTAGATAACACTCATACACATGAGGGTCAATACAATGATGATGAGAAAACAGATAACATTCGTGATACTACTGGAGAAACAGTTCAGCACACTTCTGGTACATCAGATGTGAATGAGAACGTCACTTTAAGACACAGCAAGACAACAACTCAAGGCAATGATACTCGTACAAACGAAGTATTAGATGCAGGAGATTCTTGGAGTCTATTTAGTGATACTCCTGAGGGTGGTATCAACGGAATTGTTAATGCTAGTAATGGTTCATTAAGTGATAATGCTTACTTGACAAATGCTACGCATAACATTGACACACCTGCTGAACAGAGGGTAACAGATAGTCATGGAAATATTGTTGAAACATACAATGCAGATGGCGATAAAGCTGACAATACCACTCAGCACTCAGCTGTGGACAGTACAACGACAACGAATAAGATAGAGAATCAGACAGACGATAA